CTCCCTCAGAAGCTCCATATGCCCCTCTCCTAGCGTGTTTGTCAGCCAGTCATGGAAAGCGACTGGATTCTCCGTAAAGTGCCTATGATGAGCATGGCATAGCGTCACAGCGTTATCTAGCGACCACCTCACCACCTTTGATCGCCTGCCGTAAATATGACAACACTCCAGCGTATCTGGCCTGCCGCAGTAAAGACAATGCTCATCCCTAGCCCTTACGCACTTACTAAACCAAATATCTGCCGCGTCTCGCTTAATGGACATTCTCAGGCTCCGCTATTTCTACGACCTCAAGGTCAGTCATTAGGCAGCTCATCCATAAGTCAAAAAACTCGCTAATTGTCATATTAATTGTGATGCCCTCAGAAAACGTATCAGTGTAGACAACCGTTAGTTTTGGATTAGATAAATCCGATACCGCGCCACCAACCTCTGCCGTTAGTAGGATGGCCTCGCCCTTTGGCAACTTCACGCCCATAAGCTCAATCATGTTCTTGGCCTCACCGTTACTCGGGCAATTTCACCATGAAATTTATCGTAGGTGATGATCTTGGCACCCCTACGAGATACCCAGCCGCCTCTCGCCGCGTATGCGTCCCTGCCGCTCAGGGTTGGGTGCATCTCTGCTATCGCGCCACCGTCCTCTATCACGCGCTCGTGGTGGTAGTGGCCCGTATGAATATACGTGTAGCTTGCTTTACCCCACATCTCACGGAATCGCGGCTCGCTAGCAAACAGCTTATGCAATTGGGCTAGCTTCATTTTGTGACCATGATGGAAGGCCAGCATTGTCTCGCCATGTAGATACGCATAATACGGAAACTCGTTATCTATCACCTCAAGCCTTGGCTCGTTAGCAAAGCGATGCTTTATGTACTTCCTCAACCAGATAGACCCCGATATATCATGGTTCCCTTCAGCAGATATAACCACCACCTTGTCAAACTTCTTGAGCATCATAGTGATCGCTTGAGCCATGACAAGCATAGAAAGCTCAACCAGCTTTCCGTATCGCGTGTCCGCATCCAGAATGTGACCGCTACTTGGGGTTACTGAGAGTATTCCATCCCAGTGCAGAAAGTCTCCAAGCTGGCACAGTACGGCAGTGCCGGACTTAGGGCTTGCCTGGATCATGTCATGGATTGAATTTAGAAAAACAGACTGTGCTATGTCTACGTCCCAGTCATCGCCGGTCTCATCCTCCCACGCATACATACCAAGATGGAAGTCAGTGATCGTTAAAAGAGATAGAAGATTTTGGTCTGCGGATGCTGGGGGCTTGGTGGGCTTAAACTTTGGTAGATTCTTTGTTACGTTCTCTAACCTCTCAACCAGTATCTCAAATTGCCTCTCCTCATCGGTCTGGCTCTTGACCCACTGGCGAATTGGCTTGCCATCTTCATCGTAGAATGTCGATACGCCCTTAATCTTGTGGCCGTCCGGTACTGGATGGCTCCAGTCATTTTCTGGGCTATACCCGCGCTTTAATGCGTTTTTATTAACAGCGCGAAGCCTGTCCCTTAACGAAGTCCTTGATATTCCAAGAATGTCAGCCGCCTCTCTTTGGCTTACTTTTTCAACCTCAACTAGCCTAACTGCTTCTATCTGCGCGCTTGAATTGCAAAACTGTAGTAATGGATGATCCACACTAACCCCCTTTCAGTTTCATGTACTCCGAATCTATAGGACAGGTTAGCTTTACTCCGTGGTCTAGCGCCCAGCTTTGCACCTGATCCATAAAATCCATCATCTCCCCTCTACCAAGGCCGCTGGTCTCCCTGACCTGCGCCGGAATAACGGTCTTATGGATTACTCGGTCTTCTGTGCCAAGAAACTTGTATTTAAGAAGCTCTTTCATCGTCGCCTCTGTTATGTCGGCACCCTTTGATGAGAAATGATCCGCCATCTCTCGGCACCAAACATGAAACAAAGCATTCTGTGACAACGACCTTCTATCCTGATAACGGCCAACTTTAAACTGTACCGGATAGTCCCAGTTCCAATTATCCCTTAACCAACGCTCAAAAAATACCAATCTTTCAGTAATTTGCGCCGCATCATTAATAATCCAAAACTCAGACATCTTTAATAACCTGCTCAATCATAATGTCTATGAGATGTCGAGCCTTACGAAGATCATCAACCCCGCCCTTATTCTTGTACCTAGACACGTATTTAATTACGCCATGCTCACACGGCCCTAAATTATTCGCCAGCGCATACTCAAGCGGTCCTATTGCCATGTTTTTATAATGCTCCCCGCCAACCTGTATCTGCATTGCCGAAGTGTTCAAACCCTTTGTAATACGCAAGCTCTCCGACATTTTCAGCCCTCCACTTTTTAATGATTAACTTCCGGCATCTACTGCTCTTTACAAAACGCTCATTTCCTTTTGCGTCATTAACAGTCGGCACAATGATGTCGTCCAACAGCATCACCCTTATAGCGTCCATTGCAAACTCGTTGCTTTGCTTGAGTCGTGTGGACATATCGCTTTTGGTAAATGGTGTGCCTGACTGGAAGCTCTCGGTCCTAATATATGTATCAATCGCCTCGCTAAGTGTCATCTCGCGCCTCATATTTCCTCCAGCACTAAGGCTCTTGAGTTTTCCGTTTTCTTAAACGCTCGGCCAGATGTTTGATACAACCCTATGGTCCCCTCAAAACCCGTCCCATGACGTTGCTTTGCCACCACTAACTTGAGGTCTGATTGCTTTTCTAAAATTTCATTCTCTCTTTCATTTAGCGGGATGCCGTACATCCGCTTGTTAAGCGCCTCCTTCCTTTTCTTGTTGTGCCAAACAATCATTAAAAGGTGACACTGATCCGTAATCGTCCCGCCGCCTCGTACATCAAAGCGAGTCGGTACATATTCATCACCCCCGCGCTCTGGCTTCCTAACGTGATGCACAACAGCAATGTGAATATCCAACGCCTCTGCCAATCCCATGAGTTGGTTAAAAAATAACCGCTCACGCTGTATGTCCTCTGTTACGCCGGTAAACTGTAGATTATCAATGGCGACGATCTTACAACCTCGCTTCGCCATCGCCACAATCGCACCTAAGCACTGAATCGGCTGAACACCTCCCAATATCCGATACCAGAAAATCTTATCCTTCGACCAATTAGCAAACCTCTCCCCATAATCCCTGCTTGGTTGATCGCTAGCCGCTGACTGCATACACATCAGCTTGGCCGTATCCTTAACGCTCATCTCAAAGCTAGCGAGTCCCACGGGAACCTTAGACGCCGCCCATGTGAGGCACTGGTTTAAGACGGTAGATTTCATGTGGCCATTAATGCCTGCCCAGACTGAGACCTCGCCCATTCTCAACCTGACTAAATCGCTAGTTTCAGCCCAAGGCAACTGTAGTCCTGACTGCGCCGCATCCGTTACTAGGTGGTCAAGAAAATCCTCCCGAAAGGCGTTAATGTCTACAACGTCTAAATCCTCGACCTTGCCATAAACTTCTTGCAAGTCTTTATCGGTAAAATCCTCAACCTCTGACTGCTGTATCTGTCTCACAGAATAAACTCCCCATCATTTTTATTTTCTTTAGGAAACACTGATTTCCACCCACACTCAATAGCCATGTCCACGCACTCCCTCTGCTTGGCATGGCTTAATGGTTTTAATTTATTGGCAACTATCGCTAACGACCTATCTGTAGTCGGCCCTTTGAACTTTCTACGGTATGCCACCCAGTCCTTCCAGACCTCTTTATCAACCTCCTCCGGTGGCTTGTAACGGCCATGTTTAACCCTTTGGTGGTTAATTGATGGTTCTTTGATGGTTAGAGTATTTAATTCTATACCGCTAGCGGTCTTTAATTGCGTACCGCTACCAGTCTTTAAATCAATACCACTAGCACCAGTCTTTATTTCTATACCGCTAAGGTTAAGGGTATAGACCGTAGACTTGTTAAACCTTGGCTCCTTAGAGATAAGCCCTTTTTCCACCAGGGCGGCTAATGCGCTACAGACTGCGTTGCGTGACGCGCAACTCCTCGTAATAATGTCTTGATAGCTTGGGAAACACTGGCCCTGAGCATCAGCCCTATCAGCTAAAGCGATAAGTACGGCCTTCTGAGTGCTAGTCACATTTGTGACCTTATTAAGCGCCCAGTTAATGGCCTCAATACTCACGATGCCTCCCTAATGACCTTACTAACAAAACCATTAGCGCGGCCACCATTCTTTAAGGCTCTGGCATACGCCTGCTTATCGGCTTGGGTTAATTGCTTACCCGTGGATTTTGCATACTCTGCAAACTCAACAATGTAATCCTCAACGCGATCTTTGCGCTCAACCCGCGTCCGTCTGTAACCATCATCAGGGAATAAGCTCGACCAAGACAGGCCAATTGAGGTGAGAACGTCTAAAGCTGAACAGCCAGACCAACACTTAATAAGGACTTTCCCATCGTCAGTCTCGGTAATCCTTAGACTTGGGGATTTATCTTGATGGGATGGGCAAGTGCAAACCCATTTACCTGTACCAATTTGTTTAGAAAATGCGACACGTTCCAAAATATCCTGTGCAGACACAGAACCCCCTTAGTATAATGTAGGTGAACTCCCTTGCCCGTATGGGCTTTAGCCCTCTTAACGAGGGCTTTTTTCTGCCAAAAATTCAGCAATGCTAACGTCAAGCGCCTTGCACAGCGATTGCACCGTATGGACTTTAAGATCGGATGATTTGCGCCAGCGACTAATCTGTTGCTGACTCTTCCCCATTCTCTCCCCAAGCTCACGGCAGTTAATGCACTGCTTCTTTTGCGCCTCGCGTAGTCTATCGCCAACGTGAATAAACATACAGACCCCTAAAAAGGAATATCCTCATCCGTTACTTCAGGCTTGCCCTCGGGCTTCCAGTCGTCAATCTTTGCGTAGCCCTTCCCAGACTTAGCGACTAGCAAATCCATATTAATCCACTCCTCTTCAGGATTAGCCTTCAAGTGTGTCTGCATCCACTCGCGGAATTGGGCCACGTTAATTGAAGCCTTGCAGATTACCCAATCAGGGGCGTTAGGGTTACGAGGTTTAGGGTAAAACCCACCAATCATCTCAGCCATTGATTATCTCCTTTCTGGCTTGGTTTACTTCATCTGAGCGCAAAAACGCTCGTTCTTCGGTAGTAAATACACCGCCCTTGGTTGGAGCTAGCCACAACGCCGATTTGGTCTCATCGTCTAGCTCAAGCCATGCCTCAGCAAAGGCCAAAGCATCGCCATTTTCGTGCGCCTCCTTCATGTAGGCGATTGAATTAAAGTTAGCCCTTACAGCCTCGTTATGCTTCATCAGCGGCTCTACCGCCTCAGACGCATTTTGCTGGCTGATAGCGTTTGCCACCTCATCAGCACTGGCATATTCAGTCCCACCGTAACCGCAAGCGGCCAAAGCTCGGCCAATCGCGCTTGTTTCCGCGTTCTCCAGGGCGGATGTCTTGTTAATTCTTGAGCTATCCCGCCGCTCCTCCGCGAACCCTGTCCCTAGCGCAACGCCAATATGACTAATTGATGCCTTCATAATGACCTTATCTTCGGTCTCAGCCACCAACTCAGTCACAATCGACCAGTCTGGACAGACCTCCCTAAACTCAGCCACGCGGAGGGCGACCGTCTTGTACTCCTTCCCGTGGATATTTACTACACCTTCCTTCATTTTCTTCTCCCTTTAAATGGCTTGCCCCAGAACCCCTGCTCACTTAGCACCAGACCTATAGCACTCGGGCTTTCGGCGCATCTACGGTCTACCCCATGCCTACCTATACGGTGCGCGTCAAATGCCTGATCGCCCCCGAATATACGCCTACACGAAGGGCAACCGGCAAGACGGCTATTTGTCTTGGGGATGGTGTAGTTGTCGAGTGTTTTTTCTTCAATCACGGCTAGCCTCCATTTCTCCGGCGGCGTAGCTGTCGCCATAGCCTCGCTTGAATAAATCAGAGGCATCGTCCGGCAAGGGCTTGCCCTCATTCTGAGCATCCCAGCCTCTAAAATACTCCCAAAATTGATCGTCAATAATGAGCGATCTTGCTATGTCCTGAGCGCTACGCATACGCTACTCCCTCCGCTTCTTTTTCTAAGTAAAAAGCCCAAGCGCCCTTTTTGATGTAGTCAAAAATAGCATTCTTGGTAAAGTCCCTGAGTTCATCACTTGTTAGCGGGTCGAATACTTGCAACACCCACTCTAATTGGTGATTTACGATTGATGGCACAACATCATCAAGCCAAGACGGGTTTGCCTTTAAGAAGTTAAAGGTGATGGCGTCCATTGCAAACTCATCAAACTTGCCTTGAAATCCATAACTGCGCCAGTCAGGATGAAACTCATCAAGGTAGGCCAGGACATCGTCAACGGTCATATCCATAACGCTCTCCCTTTAAGGGCCGCTTACGCGGCAGATTCATCGATAAAACGTTTGGCGTAAAAGATCACCTCAGTGATAGTAAAATCGCCGTAGCCGTTTTGTTTGTACTCCCAGACATCACCAGTGTTGTCAGTAAGTGTGATGTCTATAGCGCGGCCATCATCGAAAATGTCAGCCACTTTTGCCATGCGATTTTTGCCGAGCGCTTTTGCGATTTTTGATTCGATAGCAGTCATGTGGTTCTCCCTTTGGGTTGTGGCTGTGTCCCCAGCCGATAAGGAGATATTACAGACATCATTAGTGATGTGTCTACAGATACTATAGACCGATTTGTTATATAAAATTAGCTTAGTAAGACCAAATGGTAGGAGTTGGAAGGCTGGGGTCTATATCCAGATGAATAAAACGGCTTAACCCTTTTTGCGCTACACCAATACGCGGTATGCCCTGCGCTACGGCGACCTCTAGGAGTCTGTGAGCGCGTTCATGGCTTACCCCTATGTCTACGGCCACGCCTCGATTATGCGCCCCGTATGGCTTATTAGCGGCTTTCTTTCGCGCCTCTAATGGGTGCCTATTACATCTGTAGCCTGAAGTTACAGGTAAAGCAAACCCGCACTCCTGTCTAATGACATTCAAGATGTATAAAAACTCTGGCTCAAAGTGGTATGTGCCGCAACAGGTGCAGGCTAATTCTTGATCAGAAAAATATGATTTCACTTGTCTCTCGCCACGCCCTTTGTTTTTTCAAATGATCGCATAGCACCGAGGCCAAGCATTCCCATTAGCACGGGCATCATTTCTGAAAGGTTAAGAGGGGGAAGAGATATGTCCACACCAGCAACAGCACAAGCGAAATTCCCAAGAGGCACGCAAACAAAATTAAAGCCCATGCCTGTAACGCATACCCACCCAACCGCTGGACGCCATCCAGACACAAAGAGAGAAGTCGATTTAGCTTCTTCCTTGTTAA